AACAGAAATAATAGTAGAGAAGCATCAGGATTGAGAAAACGTCGAGAAACAATGATGAAAATAAAACAGATCGAAGAAGATATTTTCAAAATAGAAGAAGACAGACGAATGCGTATACAGTCGGGTGCAGGACCCCTTACAGGAGTAGATGCAGCTGTAGAAGAAAATAACATGAACAAGTTAAAAGACAAATTATTCATAGCAAAAGAAGAAATCAATCTATTAGCACAAGTAGAGAAAACTTTTAGAGATTCATTTGAAACAGGAATGACAACAGCAATACAAGGATTAATAGAAGGCACAACAAATCTAAAAGATGCTTTCTTAAGTATGACAAAATCAATTCTTTCTGCAATAGCACAGATACTTGCAAAACAAGCAGCAATTGCAATCATGAGCGTTATACCTGGCATGCCAGGAGGTAGAGATGGTGGAGTAATGAAATCTCCTGGCTATCGTTCATTTGGAACAGGTGGAGTATCAGATGGACCAGACTCAGGATATCCTGCAATGCTACACGGAACAGAGGCAGTCGTGCCGCTTCCAAACGGAAGAAGTATACCAGTAGAAATGTCTGGCGGAGCGGGCGGAAATAATGTAACCGTAAACGTTAATATGACAACAGGAGAATCTTCTAGCACAGGCGACGGAACAGATGCTTACGAACTAGGAAGAGCAATATCTACAGCAGTATCAAACGAAATATCAAAACAACAACGACCAGGCGGCACATTAAGCCCTTATTAATAGATTATGGCATTTGGAATATATAAAGCAGATGGTGGAAATATAACAGGATTTTCTGCACCTGTACAACCCGACAAAGGAATGTCACGAAGTACTACCTCGAGAACTCTTACTGCTCAATTTGGAGATGGATATGAGCAACGATTAGCGGATGGAATTAATACTTTAAATCAAATTATGACCGTTAGTTTTACTACTCGCCCAAAAGCAGAAATAGATGATTTAGTAGCTTTCTTTGAAAGTCTCGGAGGAGTTAGTAAATTTAAGTTTGATTTAGAAGATAGTAATGAAGGTTCAAGTACAGAGACAATTTTATGTGTTTGTGACTCTTGGAATCAAACTTGGGCATATGAAAATTTCTATTCTTTAACAACAACATTTAGACGAGTATATGAGTCATGACATTAGTAAGTGATTTTCAAAAACAACAACCGGGATCCGAACTTGTTGAACTATTTGAAGTAGAAAAACCTGACGGTACATTTGCGTACTTTACACAAGGAGAAGATTCAGATGGGTCTTCTTTACAAATGTATGATTATAGTTCTCCAAGTACTTTAAGAACTTACGCTCCTTGTCCCATTACAATGGAAGGCTTTGATATCAAAATCTCAGGAGCAATTGCTAGACCAGTTTTTAATATTGCGATTGTAGACAATACTTTTTCAACTGCAATAGGAACAACAGACTACGATAAATTATTAGGTAAAAAAATAATTCGTCGTGTTACTTTAAAAAGATATTTACAAGGCGAAAGTTCTGATCCAGGATCGGGGAATACTCCAATTGAATTTACAAGACAAGTTTGGACAATATCAAAAATAACTTCACGAGATGCTATAACAATCACTTACGAACTTGCAGCACCCTTTGATCTACAAGGAGTAAAAATACCAGCAAGAGAAATAGTATCAAATGCATGTCCTTGGGAGTACACAGGAGCAAGTCCAGATTTAGCTGAGCACGCAAAATGCGGTGGATGTAGTTGGCATCGAGAAAGTAAATTTACTCGTCAAAATTATACTACATCAGGAACAACAGTAAATGGAACTGAACATACAGTATATGTAACTTTAGATGACGAATATATTGTTCCTGCAAGTGGAAGTTTTACAAATTATACTACAGCTTCAGGAGCAACAAGTTTTGCAGTAAGTGATTATATAAAAACAACAGGAACAGCAGTAAAGGTAAATACTACAGGCTCTTTTACAAGTGCTAGTATAACCGAATATTGGATAGTAAATACAGCAGGTACAAAAACAGCACTTGGAACGCCTTCAGATTCAAATGCAAAATTTGATAGAGTAAGAGTACATCAAGGAGCGTATTCAAACAGTACAACTTATAATGCTTACACTGATGATAAATTAAATGACATTGTTACTTATGCAAGTGGCGGAAAGACTTATGCTTGGAAAACAAAAGTTACCCATGCAGGAAATGCGCCAGGATTTAATAATTTTTGGAGAAGAGCAGATGAGTGCGGTAAAAAATTATCATCTTGTGGAAAACGATTCGGCTTTTCGCCTGTAGATGCTACTTCAGCAACTTCGAGAGCGAAAGCGGAAATAAATACTACAGTAACATTACCTTTTGGAGCTTTTCCAGGTTCAAAAAACTTTAAGTGAAATTTCTCGATCAAATATTTGCTCAGGCAGCTGCCGAGGCACCTCGTGAAATGTGTGGACTTATTGTTGAGGAAAATAACGAAGAAAAATATATTCCTTGTGAGAATATATCCACAGAAGAAAATCAATTTGAAATTGACGGAAAAGTTTTAGGCAAGTATCAGTTAATTTCTAAAATAAAATATATAGTCCATAGTCACTATATGCAAGATTGTCATCCAAGCAAGCTTGATAAAAACACGGCAAAAGCATTACAGATACCATATTTAATCGTATCATACCCAGATAAAGGAGTAGAAATATATGACCCACGTTAAGTTAATGGGAGAACTCGGAAAAAAGTTTGGAACAGACTGGCATATGGCTACGTCTAGTTTTCGTGATATATTTAAACTGATAGACTGCCAAACCGAAGGATTCCGAGACTATATTCGAGAAAGCGCAGATAACGGAATCGATTTCGACATTGTAAATGGAAAAGATTTATTAGAAGATGGATATTCAGTATTGCTAGAAAAACCTGAAGATCTTGTAATTATAACACCAACAGCAGCTGGAGCAGGAGCAAGCGATGCACTCAAAGTAATAGTAGGAGCAATACTATTTTTTTACGGATATCAGTATATATCAAAATATGACTGGGCAAGAGAAGCAGCTACTACTACAGAAGCAGCTACCTCTGCTACTACGACTACAACAAGTGCAAGTGCAAGTACACAGTTGAGCACTTATGGAAAAGTAGCAACTTGGGGAGTACAATCTCTAGGTGTTGGACTCGCAATGTCAGGTGTTATTGGATATATGACACCAGAAAGTCCTTCAGAAGCTGGAGACAGTTATCTTTTTGATGGACCGCAGAATAATACAAAACAAGGAATACCAGTGCCTTTGCTCTATGGAGAACTCATAGTAGGAGGAGCACTTACCAATATTGGATTTATAGATACTAAAATAAATTATCAACAAACAGGATATACAATTATATCACCTGATTCAAGTTCACCTAATGGCTCATACGGAGATCAAGGACAAGACGAAAATGGACATAATAAAGCAGGTGGCGGTGGAAATGGAGCATCGGGACAATTTAAATGAAAAATTTAGGTAGATTTTACGACTTAACAAATGGTGGGCAAGCACAAGGAGCAGGATCAAGTTCATCAATAGTAAATAATCCAAATGAATATCAAACAGCTGTTGTATATGATCTTATATCAGAAGGTCCTATCCAAGGACTTGTGAATGGCACTGATTCAATATATCTAGATCAAACGGCAGCAACAATTGGATCTATTGGAACAAAACATAATATTGCAGAAAGTCTAGACGTTTCATTCACAGCGAGTTCTTTAACTGTTGTAGATAATGTAGGCTCTATGTTCAGTGGACTTTCAGTAAATGATGGAGACAGATTTATAAATATAGCAGGGGCAAAGAAAGCTATTACTGGCGGATTAAGCATGACAAAGGGAAGTAATACTGTAACTGCAAGTTCAAGTTTCTTTAATGCAAATGATCTTTATATTCCTGGAACTGTTGATGGAATGAAACAGTTTGTGACTGTAAAAGGAGCAGGAGTAAATGGAGGAGTTCTTCGCTCAGAAGTTATTGCTTTTACTTCAGCAACTTCTGTACAATTAGCCTTGCCTGCCTCAACTACAGTATCAAGTGCAGATGGAACAGTGGATAAAGTTGGAAAAATAACTTCAATTACAAATACAACAACAGCAGTCATATCAAATATATCAGCGCAAGGAACAGATGCAAGAAATGTATCAAATGTTACTGCTTTTACAACTACTCCAAAATTAAATATTACAGATACTCCTATCTATAATCATGGAGCATTTCAATATGCTTTTATGAATGGATATCGAAGTCAACCATTACTTCAAAGTTTTCCAGGAGTTGGTAGTGCTTCAATCGTACATTCTGCAACTACAGAAATACAACAAACAGATTTATCGTCTATAACAGGAAGTCAAAGTAATATAACAAGTGGAGGATATCACTCAACAACTGGAAATGCAACGGCTTCCGCAACTACAATATCTGCAAGTACAATGGGTATAAGTAATCAACCCGAAATAGACAAACTTAAATTAACGTTTAAATTTCCAATGATGCTTGCAAGTAAAAAAAGCTCTGGAGATGAAGCTCCCGCACATGTTGAGCTACGAATATTTCTAGGTTTTAAACGAGCAGGAGACTCCTCTTTTACAGAAGTACAAATCTTTGGTCCAACA